CTGAGATCGCGCGTGATTTCGCCAAGTACGGTCTGACGCCTCTGGAATACATGCTCGCGGTGATGAACGACTCGACGGCTGACAACGAGCGCCGTGACCGGATGGCTATTGCTGCGGCGCCGTATGTCCATGCGCGTGCCGATGCGGAGAAGAAGGGCAAGAAGGAGCAGCGGCAGGAGACAGCGGAGCGCAGCGCATCCTCTGGTCGGTTTGCGGTGCCCAGCCCGCCCAAGCTGGTCGTCAACAACGGTAGCTGATGGATTGGACAACTGCGTGCCCTGACTGGGAGCGGCGCATTGTTGCGCGTGAGTCCCTGATCCCGTTCAAGCCTCTGTTCCCGGACGAGGCTGCGGCTGCGCTCGATGTGTTCAAGGCCCTTCGGATCGTCGATGTGGCCGGGAGCCCGACGTTCGGAGAGGCTGGCGACGACTGGATATTCGAGTTCGTCGCCGCGATCTTCGGTGCCTACGACAGAGACAATAACAGGCAGCTCGTAAGAGAGGCTATGTTATTGATTTCTAAGAAGAATTCGAAGTCAACGCTCGCCGCCGGGATCATGCTCACCGCGCTGATCCGCAACTGGCGGATGTCGAACGAGCTGCTGATCCTGGCGCCGACGATTGAGGCGGCCCAGAACGCGTTCAAGCCGGCCGCTGATGCGGTGAGAGCCGACCCTGAGCTGAATGCCGCCGATGATGGCTTCCTCCACGTGCAGGACCACCTTCGGACGATTACGCACCTGAAGACGAAGGCCACGCTAAAGGTGGTGGCCGCCGACAGTGCCACGGTTGTCGGCAAGAAGGCCGCCTTCGTGCTGATCGACGAGCTTTGGGAGTTCGGCAAGCGGCCGCATGCGGATGCGATGTTGCGGGAGGCCACTGGCGGCCTGGTGTCGAGGCCGGAGGGCTTCGTGATCTCGATCACGACGCAATCGGACGCCCCACCGTCTGGCGTGTTCAAGGACAAGCTCGACTATGCACGCAACGTGCGTGACGGGGTGATAGAGGACAAGAAGTTTCTTCCGGTCTTGTACGAGTTCCCGAAGGCGATGCTGGAAAGCGAAGCCTATCTGGACCCGGACAACTTCTATATCACCAACCCAAACATCGGCCGGTCCGTCAGCCGGGAATGGCTGGCGGACGAGCTCCGCAAGGAGATGGCCAAGGGGCCGGAGACGCGGAACGTCTTTCTGGCCAAGCACCTCAATGTGGAGATCGGCCAGACCTTGCGTGGCGACCGGTGGGCTGGCGCCGAGTTCTGGCCTAAGCGCGTCGAGCCTGATCTGACCCTTGAGCGCCTGCTGTCTGAGTCTGAGGTGTGTGTCGTCGGCATCGACGGCGGCGGCCTCGATGACCTGTTCGGGCTGTCAGTGATCGGCCGGCAACGCGACACGCGCGACTGGCTGGCATGGTCGCATGCCTGGTGCCATGTGGGTGTACTTGATCGCCGCAAGTCGATTGCGTCTCAGCTGCGTGACTTCGAGCGCGATGGCGACCTGACGATTGTCCAGGATGAGCTCGATGACATCACGCAGATCATCGAGATCATCGAAGAGATCAAGCAGCGTGGCCTGCTGGCGTGTGTGGCGGTTGACCCCGCCGGCCTCGGGGAAATGATCGAGGCGCTTGCCGAGATCGAGGTGACGCAGGAGGCCGGGCTTCTGATCGGCGCGCCGCAAGGCTACGCGATGATGAACGCCATCAAGACGGCCGAGCGCAAGCTGGCAAACGGCACGCTGCGCCACGATGGCTCGCGCTTGATGTCGTGGTGTGTCGGCAACCTGAAGATCGAGCCGACGGCGACGGCTATCAGGGCCACGAAGCAGAACGCCGGCGACGCCAAGATCGACCCGGCAATCGCGCTCTTCAACGCGGTGACCGTCATGGTCAGGAACCCGGAAGCGCGCGGTGAGCCTGAGTACCAGATGATTTTCCTTCGCTGATTGCCGGCCGGCAGAGCGGTTCGGGAGACCTCAAAATGAATAGGGCATATTCGCTCATCGAGGTGAAAAGCCTCGATGAGGAAAGGCGTTCGTTCTCTGGCTGGGCGACGACGCCAGACGTAGACAGGGTGAACGACACGATCAACCCGCTCGGCGCGAAGTTCCAGAACCCGGTTGTGCTTCTGCATCAGCACGACGCTGATCGCCCGATTGGGCGGGTGACGTTCAAGAAGCCGACGAAGGCTGGCATAGAGTTCGATGCCGAGATTCCGGTGATCAAGGAACCGGGATCGCTCAAGGATCGCGTGGACACCGCCTGGGGGGAGATCAAGGCCGGGCTTGTGCGAGCGGTCAGCATCGGTTTCCGCCCGCTTAAGTACGCCTACAAGGAGGACGGTGGCGTAGACTACCAGGAGATCGAGATTTTTGAGCTCTCCACGGTGTCTGTGCCTGCGAACGCCAGCGCGCTGATCACGAGTGTCAGCAAGGCGCTCAGCGCAGACGCGATCACCGCCCTGAAGCAGTTCGACATCGGCGCCACTGCTGCCGATGCCCCCGTTTCACAGCCAGTGACCGAGAAGCCCGCCGCGTCTGGCAATGCGCTTCCGGTGGTGAAGCTGGCTGACCCCGCCCGCGTCCGGGCCAAGCCGTTTGTGATCAACAAGATCAACGTCTGACGGTCTGTCCAAGCTGTAAACGCTTATTCCCGCGCCTTGGACAAGCGCACCCCATTCAGTGAGAACTCCAATGACGACGTATGCTGAACAGATCAGCGCGTTCGAGGCCACGCGTGCCGCGCGCGCTGCCGCGATGAAGAAGCTCATGGACGATGCGGCGGAGAAGGGCGAGACCCTTGACGCCGAGGCGCAGGAGCGTTTTGACACCCTTGAGGCCGAGATCGAGGCGATTGACAAGCACCTCGCCCGGCTCCGCTCCCTGCAGAAGATGGACGCTGCTACCGCCAAGGCCGTCGAGGGCGCCTCGGCCGATGCCGCCTCGCAGAGCCGCACGCCGACGGTCCCCGCCCGTGTGAAGGCCCCGAAGGCCCCCCCTGGCGTGAACTTCGCCCGCCTCGCGCGCGTCAAGGCGCTGGCGCGTCTCGACGGCGAGAGCGTCCGCGAGAAGGCGCGCCAGCTCTACGGTGAGGATTCCGTTGTTTACGGCGTCATCACCAAGGCTGCTGTCTCTGCGGCGAACACTGGCAACGACAACTGGGCCGGCAACCTCGTCGGCGACGAGACGAACGTTTTCGCCGATTTCGTCGAGTATCTGCGCCCGCGCACGATCCTCGGCCGCTTCGGCACGGACGGCGTCCCGTCGCTCCGCCGTGTGCCCTTCCGCACTCCGCTCATCGGCCAGGTAACTGGTGGTCAGGGTTACTGGGTCGGCGAAGGTAAGGCCAAGCCGCTGACCAGCTGGTCTTATGGCCGCACCACGCTCGAGCCGCTGAAGGTCGCCAATATCGCAGTGGTCACGGAGGAGCTCCTGCGGGATTCGTCGCCGTCGGCTGAGATGCTGATCCGCGATGAGCTCGCCAATGCCCTGCGCGAGCGCATGGACCGCGACTTCATTGACCCGTCCAAGGCGGCGTCGTCCGGCGTGTCTCCTGCCTCTGTCCTGAATGGCGTGTCTGCGATCGCGTCGAGCGGCACGTCCGCGGATGCTGTCCGTGAGGATGTGCGCGCCCTGTTCGCGGCCTTTATCACGGCGAATAATGCTCCGGACACCGGCGTCTGGATCATGCCCGCCACGACGGCGCTGGCGCTGTCGCTGATGCAGAACCCGCTCGGTCAGTCCGAGTTCCCTGGCATCGGCATGACTGGTGGCACCTTCTTCGGTCTGCCTGTGATTGTGTCGCAGTACGTGCCATCTGGCACGGTTGCTCTGGTCAATGCCGGCGATATCTACCTCGCGGACGAGGGCGGCATTGCTGTCGATATGTCCCGCGAGGCGTCGCTGGAGATGGCGGACAATCCTTCGCACGACAGCACGACGCCGACCGAGGCCACGGACCTTGTGAGCCTGTGGCAGACCAACAGCGTCGGCTTCCGGGCCGAGCGCACCATCAACTGGGCGCGCCGTCGTTCGAGCGCTGTGGCTCACCTGTCCGGTGTTGCCTGGGGCGCTGAGGACGCTAGCAGCTGAGCCAAACGATGAGGCCCGTCGCCACCTGGCGGCGGGCCACCTGCTCAGGAGGCCGTGACGTGACTTCCAACACCTATTGGGATCGCGCTCTGAAGAGCCGTGACCCGCGCTTTGCTCAGGTTCTGTCGCGCCTCGGGTATGCCACCCGGCACATGCAGGCAGACGTCGCCGCGCCTGTTGTTGCTGCGCCTGCCTCAGAGCCAGCTCCGAAAGCGGAGGTGGGCGAGGATTTGGCGGACTTGCGCGCGCAGTATCAGGAGATCGTCGGCAAGAAGCCGTATCACGGCTGGGGTGCCGATGAGCTGCGCAAGCGCATCGATGAGGCTCTGGCGGCCTGATGGATGTCGTATACCCCTACAAGGCAACACACTTTGACCTTGAGCTCCGCTATTCCCTGCGCTCCCTGCACAAGTTCATGCCGCATAAGCAGGTGATCGTCGCGGGAGACAAGCCGGGCTGTATCAGCCGACTGGTGCGCTTCGTGCGGGTGCCGCGCGATACGGACCGCTATCGGTCATCTACCGCCAACATTGCCGCTGCGGTGGAACAGGCAGTTGAGACAGAAAAGTTCGTCGTGATGAACGACGATTTCTTTCTCCTGCGTCCGTGGACTTTCCGCCATGAGAACCGCGGCACGATTGAGGAGTATCTGGCATCGGGCCTGCCACAAGGGCGGTACCGGCTGCACATCGAATGGACCAGGGACATTCTCAAGGCGCACGGCGTGGCCGATCCGCTATGGTTCGGGCTCCACACCCCAACCGTCTACGAGCGTGACAAGCTGAAGGGGCTGATCGCCGACTTCAAGAGCCAGCGTTACCTTCTGCGGACGCTGTACCACAATCTGTTCCCGCAGCCGAGCTATCGGCGCGAGGATGTGAAGGTCAGACAGTGGCTTAGCACGCCGCCGGCTGACCTTGATGTGCTGTCGATTTCGGACACCGTTGCGGCCAGTGGCGCATTTCATGCGTGGCTGGAAGCGCAGTTCCCGTATCCATCGCCATACGAATCAAAATCGGGCTTTTTCGAGGCGTTATGATCAAGCGGATGATGGGGTGGCTCGGAGGGCGAAAGGCCCTTAGCGCACCCAGCAGCCGGGGCGGCTGGACCACCATTTTCGAGAGCTTTCCCGGTGCGTGGCAGCGCAATGTTGTCATCGACCGCGAAAGCGTCTTCGAGAACCCCTATATTTTCCGCTGCCAGTCGATGATTGCGCGCGACATTGCGAAGCTGCGCGTCAAGCTGGTCAAGAAGCAGGACGGCATATGGACAGAGGTGGAGGAGGGGCGCGACCCGCGTGCTGTCGTCTTGCGCAAGCCTAACCACTTCCAGACTCGCAATCAGTTCTTCGAGAGCTGGTTTTTGTCGAAACTCTCCCGCGGCAACACCTACGTGCTCAAGCAGCGCGACGGTCGCGGGGTGGTGACCAGGCTGTATGTGCTCGACCCGCGGCTTGTGAAGGTGCTGGTCAGCGACTCCGGTGAGGTCTTCTATCAGCTCTCCGCGGATAATCTTCCCGGCATCCAGAGCGATGTTACGGTGCCGGCGACTGAGATCATCCATGATCGCTGGAATTGTCTTTTCCACCCGCTCGTGGGGCTGAGCCCAGTCTGGGCTACCGCGCTTAGCGCTACGCAGGCGCAGAAGATCAGCCAGAACGCGGCGAATTTTTTCGCGAACCAGTCGCTGCCGAGCGGCGTGCTCACCGCGCCGGGCAAGATCAGCGATGCGACGGCGCAGCGCCTAAAGGAGGCGTGGAGGGATAACTATTCCGGCTCGAACGCGGGCAACATTGCCGTGGTTGGTGACGGGCTGAAGTTCGAGCGGATGGCGATTGCCGCCTCGGATAGCCAGTTGGTTGAGCAGCTTCGGTGGACATCGGAGACCATCGTCACCTCCTATGGCATCCCTCTGTCGAAGCTCGGCCTCGCGCCGATCCCCTCCGGCGAGACGGTGCAGACGAGCAATATCCGGTACTTCATCGACGCGCTGCATTCGCTGATGGAGGACGCCGAGGCGTGTCTCGATGATGGGCTCGGTTTCGACGGCGTGACGATCGGTGTCGAGTTTGACACCGACAGCCTGTGGAGGCTCGACAGCCTCACCCAGATGGAGGTGATCGAGAAGGCCAAGTCAGTGCTCACGCTCGACGAGCGGCGGGCGAAGCTGGATGCGCCGAGGATCACTGGCGGCGGCACCGTCTACCTGCAGCAGCAGGATCACTCCATCGAGGCCATCGCGGCGCGTGACAAGCTGCTCATCGAGCAGGCCAACAATCCGCCGCCGGCGGCTGTCCCTGAGCCGGCCCCGGAGCCGGACGAGACC